GTTTTTCACGAATTTTTGGCCCACCCCCGAAAATTGAACGCAACCAGTGATTTTGCCCCTTTTGCGAGTTGCGCTCACTTCTGATCGCAAACTCGGCATATAATGATAAGAAGGAATAGATAAAGCCTATACCCTTCTTATAGGCTTACCAGAGGAGCACACCATGCGTGAGTCACAGTTTCAAGCCCAATTGATCAAGAAGCTGGGTAAGATGCTTCCCGGGTGTATCGTTCTTAAGAACGACCCCAACTACATTCAAGGCATACCCGATCTCCTGATTCTGTACAAGGAGCGATGGGTGGCCCTTGAGGTGAAGCGCGGTCGACTGGCACAAGTCCGACCCAACCAAGCTCACTACGTCCGTGAGATGAACAACATGTCTTACGCGGCATTCATCTATCCTGAGAATGAGAGCGAGATTCTCGATGAAGTTCAACGATCACTCCGCGCTTAGTGGAGCCCATGCTTTTCTTTCAGCCAGTAAGTATCACTGGCTTAACTACTCCCCTGATAAACTGGTGGAGTCTTTTCGTACATCCCAGGCCGCAGCGAAAGGTACCCGTCTTCACGAGCTCGCAGCAGAGCATATTCGTTTGAAGATGCGCATGCCTCGAAACAAGGTTACGTTCAACAACTATGTGAACGACGCCATCGGGTTTCGGATGTCCCCCGAGCAGGTTCTGTTCTATTCAGTCAACTGTTTTGGAACAGCGGATGCCATTTCCTTCAACAAAGGTCTTCTGCGTATACACGATCTTAAGACGGGGGTCCACCCGGCCAAGATTGATCAGCTGATGATCTATGCGGCCCTGTTCTGCCTCGAGTACGGCGTTCGTCCCGGAGAGATAAATTACGAACTCCGTATCTATCAGAATGACGACATTCTGGTCTCTAACCCCGAGGGCGATGATGTTGCCCCCATCATGGATACCATCATCCAGTTTGATAAGCTCATCGAGAAGGTGAAAGAGGAGGAAGCCTGATGGATTTGGCCCACTACGGCGTTAAGCGTAAGAGCGGCCGTTATCCCTGGGGCTCTGGAAAAGATCCCCATCAGCATTCAGGGAACTTCCTGTCCACCGTCAAGGAACTCAAGGCGAAAGGTCTCACCGAGACTGAGATCGCCAAGGGTTTCGGTATGACCACCACCCAGCTTCGAGCCCAGAAGTCCATTGCAAAGAACGAGAAGCGTAAAGCTGACGCGGCAATGGTTCTTCGACTCAAGGAAAAGGGAATGTCCAACACGGCTATTGGTCGTCGTATGGGCATTAACGAGTCATCCGTACGAGCGCTTTTAGACCCCACCCTCAAAGAAAGGGCGGGGAGTACCGAGGCACTGGCCAAAGTCCTGAAGAAGGAAGTTGGTAAGGACGGTCTTGTTGATGTGGGACTCGGTGTTGAGACAAATCTAGGCGTTACAGGGACAAAGCTCAAAACTGCCACCGCTATGCTCGAAGCAGAGGGTTATCACGTCCACAAAGTTAAGGTAACCCAGCAGACAACCGGTAACCAGACCGAGATGAAGGTCCTCGTGCCGCCGGGCATGGACTACAAGACAGTATTGGCCAAGCGGGGCGAGATTAAAGCTCCTGGTGTCAATGTTGAGGACCGTGGTCGTACCGTATACGGTATTGAGAAGCCCACCGCTGTCTCTAGCAAGCGCCTCAAGGTCCGTTATGGACCGGATGGTGGCGCAGACATGGATGGTGTAATTGAGATCCGTCGTGGAGTAAAGGATCTGTCGCTTGGCGGATCAAACTACGCCCAGGTTCGAATCTCTGTCGACGGCACCCACTTCCTCAAGGGTATGGCGATGTATTCGGATGATATCCCAAAGGGGTATGATATCCGATTCAACACCAACAAGAAGGATAGCGGGAAGAAGCTTGACGCCCTCAAGCCTATGAAGGATGACCCCGCTAATCCGTTTGGGGCCGTTATTCGTAAGCAGCTTCACTATGAGCAGGGTGGCAAGAAGAAGCTCTCGGCCATCAATATTGTAAACGACGAAGGAACTTGGGGGGATTGGTCTAAGACCTTGAGCTCCCAGTTCCTTTCAAAGCAGCCGGTATCACTAGCCAAGCAGCAGCTTCAGAAGGCCCGTGACAAGCGACAGGCCGAGTTCGATGAGATCATGGCCCTTACGAACCCCGCGGTCAAGAAGAAGTTACTGCAGTCTTTTGCAGACAGCTGTGACTCGGACGCTGTGGACCTTAAGGCTGCCTCTCTTCCAAGGCAGGCCAGTCAGGTTATCCTTCCCGTTCCCAAGATGAAGACAACCGAAGTTTATGCCCCCAACTTCAAACATGGGGAGCGTGTCGTTCTGGTTCGTCATCCTCATGGTGGACGCTTCGAGATCCCTGAGCTGGTGGTCAACAACAAGAATCAGGCGGCTCGTCGGTCCATCGGTACCAAGGTTAAGGATGCCATTGGTATTCACCCTAAGGTGGCTGAAAAGCTATCGGGTGCTGACTTCGACGGGGATTCTGTTCTCGTTATCCCCAATAACTCGGGTAAGGTTAAGACCGCTCACACTCTTAAACAGCTGAAGAACTTCGATCCGAAACGAATGTACCCCGGTTACAAGGGGATGCCCGAGATGTCGGACAAGACCAAGCAGCTTAAGATGGGTGAGGTCTCGAATCTTATTACCGACATGACAATCAAGGGGGCTAACCAGGCTGAGATCGCTAGGGCGGTTCGACACTCCATGGTTGTTATTGATGCCCAGAAGCACAAGCTTAATTACAAGCAGTCTGAGGTTGACAATGGTATTCCCGCTCTAAAGAAGAAGTACCAGGGTAAATCAAACGGCGGAGCTTCTACCTTGATATCAAGGGCTGGATCAACAGCTTATCTCCCTGAGAGAAAATCCCGGTCCGCTTCAAAGGGCGGCCCTATCGATCCTAAGACGGGACATAAGATGTGGGAGACTACCGGTCGAACATATCGCAAACCCATCTTCGATAAGGACGACCCCGATAAAGTGGTGGGGTTCAAGACAGAGGCCAGTGTCACCAAGTCCAAGAAGTTGGCAGAGACTCATGATGCATTCTCTCTGGTTTCTAAGGACGGGTCCACTATTGAAACGGTGTACGCCAATCACTCTAATGCGTTGAAGGCTATGGCCAACAATGCAAGGAAGGCTACACTGAAGATCCCCTCTGTTCGAAAGAACCCCCAGGCCTCAAAGACCTACGCCCCTGAAGTTGCATCCCTCAAAGCTAAAATCAACGAGGGCCTCCGCAACAAACCCAGGGAACGCCAAGCACAGGTCCTCGCCGACGCAGTGGTTAGGGCTAAGAAGCAGGCCGATCCAACCTTGGCCAAGGACAAAGAACGGATGTCTAAGGTACGCCGCCAGGCTTTAGCCGAGGCCCGTTCAAGGACCGGGGCTGGTAAGAAACCCTTCATGGTCACACCCAAGGAGTGGAGAGCCATTCAGGAAGGTGCTGTTTCACAGGCTACTTTGTCTAAGGTTCTTGAGATGGCTGATGAATCCAACATCAAGGAACTTGCAACGCCTAGAACTACACCTAAGCTAACAGGATCTGTAGTCTCCAGGGCCAAGACTATGTCTAGCATGGGTAGGACTGCCGCTGAGATTGCTGAAGCTTTGGGAATCTCTACAACCTCTGTACACCGTGCTCTAGAAGAGGGATGAGAATATAATATGATCACACCCTCTACCCAGACCCACTATGAAAGGGGTCTATGATGGCTAGGATGCTTAGTACCATCGACAATCCTTACGATCCAAGAACTGATTGGAACGAATGGTTTGCTTTCGATGTTGTGCATGGCTACAACACATGTGGCCTACTGGCTAGGTTCGTCTCTTCTTCGAGTTCATTGAGTGAAGAGCTTGAACAAGAAGAAATTGAAAATGCAATTGATCGAATTCTAAAGTTTGATGGAACAAACTTCTATCAAACGTTTGAAGTTGACGATTGATTTTCATTTTCAAATCTCTCTGATGGGGGGAGGGGGTCACGCATTTTGCGCCCCCCGCCCTCAT